AACTGAGCCTCAAGGTATACCAATAGTTCCTCAGGGATAAATGGAACCTTAATGTTATCCATTAGTTATCACCTTCCGTTCAACTTATGAATATATTAGACGTTTATTATGTGGAACAATTATAGAACCTTGACAAAGCAAGGATAACTAAAAGTAAAACCACCTTTCTTCATGTATAGGTTAGTGGTCATCTGAGGGTCCATATTGATTAGACTCCCAGCAGCAATAACTGAGCAGTCATTAAGTACCGCTAGTTCATTCAGGCGCTCTAAGGCCACCCTTCCGAACCCTTTGAATTGCTTATTGACCTGAAAGACAATCATCTCCTGGAGGCACTTCCTGGTAGACCACATGACAGGAGCCACATGGTATCCTAAGACTCCCATGATACGTCCTTGATAGGCGTATACATCGAGACAACCAGCTGCCTGGAGTTCATTGAAGAACTTAATGACACCATCCAAGGTAGGCACGTTGTACAGAGGATGGTCCACCTGTGTCTTCAGGTATTCCATGAGTTCAGAGGAGACCATTATGATCTCCCCCAAAGTCAACTCACGGTCGAGGGGTTCTACCTCTATGGGTTCCATAGAATAGGCTCCTTGGTCTTTAAGTTATAGTCCTCTTTGCGAAGGATACGTGCCACCCTCGCTTGCAGCAGAGCGTCTTCCTCTGTGAGACCTTTCTTTTCAAAGGCTCCCACTACGGTATCCCATTCGACACCTTTATCAAGGAATAGCTTCTCTGCGGTCTTCTCGCCAATCCCAGGACACCCTGGGTAATTATCAGCGATGTCTCCGATAAGCGTCTGGTACAGGTGGGCCTTATCGGCTTCTTCCTGGTCAATCTTGTGTAACGTACCACGACGATAGTCAAAGAACATCCCAGGGATAGACTTGAAGTCTTTGTCACCTGAGACAATCACAGCGTTACCAGGGTTCATCGTGGAAATGATACCTAAGCAGTCATCGGCCTCTAGGCCATACCTTTGGTACGCAGTGTACTCCTGCTTAACCCACTCGACAACACCTTGGTAACACACCGGCTTACGTTTGCCAATACGATTGGCCTTATACAATGGGTACAGCTTCTTTCTGAAATTCACTGAATCCGAGAAGCACATGATGATGTCATACTGGCCCTCATAGTTCAGCTTATCGAGAACCTTCATAGTCAATGTTTTAACCATAGAGTCGATCTTAGCCTGGGCCACATTAGCGTCAGCATGTAGTGTCCATAGGCCATCACCCCAATGGATTTCCTCTTCGACTGCAGCACAGGACTCAAAGCACAACATGTCTGCATCAAATAGCAGCTGTAAAGGTTTCTTACAAACCATATTAGACCTCCATTCCGTTATCTTGGAGGAACTTTAAGCCCTCCGCAGTTACATACCATCGCGCCGTAGGCAGCCCATTAATGACACTTGTTATATGCCCTCTGGATGCAGCCTCTGCGATGTACCCAGCACAATACCTAGCGTAGTCACTCTGGAACGCCTTTGGATGCTTGTGACACTCTAGGAGTACCTTGAGATATTCACTCAAATTAGAAGTCTCCTTCCGTTTTATCCGTGCGTATTCCCTTGAACCGAGGCTCCCTTAGTTTTCCTTTTGAACTCTCGGACATGGCATCGACCTGCACGATTTTCCCAATGATTTCATCAGGGTTAGACCACCATAGGTGTCTTTGGGAATCATTCATACCAGAGATGTAAATTACTCCACCTTCCTTCCAGCGGCATACAAGGGTTCCTAGAGTTCCCTTATACTTACCAGTGCTGCCTTCTTCAACACCAATGACCTCAAGGTCATAAGAGACACATCTCTTGATCTTCACAAGGTCATGGTTACGCTTACCTGGAGCATACTCACTGGACCGATGGTTCCGAAGGATAGCACCTTCATGTCCGGCAGCCATCCACTCATCAGCCAGCGCAGTGGCCTCCTCCCAGGAATGCACAATGTCGTACTGACAGAGCCGCAGAGGTGTATCCTCTGGTATCATAGGGAAGAGGTCTTCTAAGATAGCCATGCGATTACCGTAGGTACGGCCTCTGGTGTTAATCTCACCTGTCCGAAGGTCCACATCCAAGAGGTCATGCATCTTAGCCACAAGTTCTGGATGTTGCGCTTTAGTGTCCCTTGCCCATCCTGAGATGGTAGATTGGTTGACACCTTCAGCCCATGCTTCAAAGATGATTAGTGTACCTTGACCAACATCAGTGGTACATTTATAGAACCACTTCAAGGCATCATCAATGTGCTTCATGGAGACATACTGTTCACCTGTGCGACTATAGATGGTGCAGCCTCCTTTGTCATCCAATAAGGCAGCGCAGAAGACTCCATCCCATTTGACCTGTAGTACCGCAGGGAATTGAAGTTTACCTACAGTTACCTTATCAGTCTGAAGGGCCAGCTGGAACAAACGATTCTTAGGTCTGCCGAAGAGTTCCACAAGGTTATACATATTACACCTCTACTCTCTTACGAATAGGCCACAATGGCAGTGACCATCAAAACGCATATCTACGCAAGGGCATATATTGGACACCACGTTGTCAACCTTGCAGGGACAATAACGAGCGCCAAACTTAGCCTTCTTGGCATCCAGGCCCTCAAGTATACACTCCTCTAACTCCTTGTTGACCGTAAAGCCATATAAATCGGCAACCTTCTGGTGCCATTTCTGTTCACGTTTCTTAGCCATTAGTGTTACCTCCTGATGTGATAAGTTCAGAATATGGAAGACGTTCAACCCATTTGGTGAACTCATCGGACCACTCAGGGAGCCGGTGTGTTTTCCTTTGGGCATACATGGTCTTCAGCTGCAAGTAGTTAGTAGTGATACCAGCGCATAATAAAAGGCCCTGCGGAATATTCGACAGGACAACATCAATACTGCAGAGTCCATCATTGTAGTCATCAATATAACCCTGGGCTATACGGATGATGCGAGGGTCAACATGCTTGTTACACGCCTCAGACAGCTTCATTGAACCAATACGATGCATGGTAGACTGAGAGGAAATGAAGTCAAACCAATGGTATCTCTTGGCCTGTTGCCACCAATACTGAGGCATCACAAAGTCAGCCTGGACGATGATGCCCTTAAGGAAACAATCATGGCCTGAACCTGCAGGTGTACCAGCTAGTTTAATTGCCCTGTTGAAGTCAGACTTAGCCTCACCTGATTTGACAACCATAGGGAAACCTGAGCGAATGACACTAGCCTCTAAGCCGTATACTGCTGTTCCTCTAATCATGCTAAGGTCACCACCTGGTACACAGCAGGTCTCCGGTAACCATGAGGTTTAACCTTGCGAATCTTACCGTCATTGATGAGGTCTCTAAGGCACACGCTAATGTGACCACTGTTGAGACCATAGGTATTAGCTACCTCATGCTGGTTGACCGAGAAGTGACCTTTACGATCAGCCTTAAGGTTAATGAATCCTTTGATGAACTCACGGCATTCCTTCATAGTTCCTAAACGTAATGACATATTGATGTCCTCCTTTTATTAGTGGCAATCTCGCCAAGTTTTTCCTATCTTACCCTCTGTCGATAGGGCCACACGAAAACCAAAGAACTCCTCGGTATCCTTCATGGCCTTCTGACCTTCCTCTTTTACGATCTCAGCGATCTCCATGGTCCTACAGGCCACCTGGGCCTCATCGTGTACCCATGCCATCCATACGAAGTCTCCATCCCAACAGTGCTTGAGACCTCTTTCAACCAGGCGCTGCTCCCATCTACATATCCACTTCTTACATATCAAAGCGCCAGCCGATTGCAACAGAAGGTTCAATGCGGAATGCAAAGAGCGCACCCATAAGATGCGCCCATCGAGACCCTTAAGATATTTACGTTTCCACTTGGTCACACGACCTCTGAAGGTTTCAGATACTAAGACATCCTCAATGGCCTGTTTAAGTTGACCTAAAGCAGGTGTCTTCGCTAAGAACTCCTTCTTGATCTGCTTGCCTTCCTTTGAGCCTCCTCCGATCTGCTTTCCAATCAGGAGGTCACCGGCACCATAAAGGTAGGCGTAGATGAACGTCTTGGCTGCATCCCTTGTAGGTAACCCTGCAGCTGTCTGGTTTATTGTGTGGATGTCTCCATTGATGACCTCATGGGCATACGCACCTTTGTCGTAAGGAGACATGAAGT